TCCTTTTGTTTTTTTATTTTGGGGATTATAATATGTAGCCTTTTTATTAGAAGGTCCTGCTCTTTTTTTTTTTTTTTGTGCTGTGAGAGAAGGAAAATTATTTACACTACTTGAAGGACTGCTATGTGTTGGTTCTATAAATTCTTCTATATTGGCGACAAAACCATTTTGTAAAGTATAACTTACTTTTTTATCTTTTAATGTATGTAAAAACTGTAAATTATTTTTATTTGCTTTAAAAGTTATTTTTTCTCCTTTCTCTGGTTTAATTTTACCCAAAAATTGATTTTTTTTACTTCCTCTATTACAACAATATGTTAAAATACCAAGTTTCCTAGTTTGTTTAGCTCCTCCGTTTAATGAATTGTTTCTCCTTTTTCGTTTCGCATTTCTTTCTTTTCCTCTTTTTTGTTCTCGCTTTTTTTTTTTTGCTTTCCGTTCTCGTTTAGTGAGTGAACTTTTTTTTTTTGATGCGATTGATGGTGTTACTAGATTTGTCGGTAGTTCTTTTTTTCTTTGTTCTTCTACTATTCTCGCGTTTTCTGGTCCTCGATTTGGATTCATAACTGGAAAATTGCCATTAATATTTACTTTCTGTTGAGGTTTTCCTGCTTCTGCTTCTGCTGCTGCTGCTTCTGCTCCTTCTGCTTCTTCTTCTTGTTCTTCTAAAATCGTGGATACTCTTGCTGACGCACCAAAGCCACCATTACCATTACGCAAACCACCAGGAGCAGCAGCAGCAGCAGCGGCAGGAGCAGGAACACCACTAATATAATTATTGTCAAACATAATTTGCTCTCCTTCAACCTCTCCGTCAACCTCTCCGTCAACCTCTTCATAAGCAGCGACAGGAGCGTGAGCAGGGAGAACAAAATTGTTATAACCATAATATGGAACAGGAACAGGAGCAGGAGCAGGAGCAGGAGCAGGAGCAGGAGCAGGAGCAGGAGCAGCGGCAGCAGCGGCAGGAACACCACTAAGATAATTATTGTCAAACATAATTTGCTCTCCTTCAACCTCTCCGTCAACCTCTTCATAAGCAGCGACAGGAGCGTGAGCAGGGAGAACAAAATTGTTATAACCATAGCCATTACCCTGAGCACCAAAACCGCGCCGTCTATTTCCAAATTTACCGGATGCTTGTGAACCCGAGTTTCCATAATTTTGTCCTGGATGAGGTTTTGGTGTATCTTCATGATTCGGATATTGAACAATTTCTAATCCTTTACTAGCATTTTCTAATTGTTCGATTATCCAATTTTTTTCTCCTAAAGTTTTTAACATCCATTTATTTTGTTCTCGTATTTTATCTTCTAAATGTTCTCTTATATTAGTGGTATCTTTTGACATTCCGATAATCTCATAAATTAATTTTAATTTTTGCATATATTCCTCACTACTTTTTTCTAATTTAGTTTTTAATAAGGCATCTTTAATTTCTCTCATATAAATTACTAAATCAATAACTTCATTATGTTTTACATAATATTGGTATTGTAATTTATCGCAATAATCTATATGGTCAATAAACCTTTTAACTTCAGGAGTGCTTTTTTTTCTGTCTTCTTGTCTTTTTGAAAATCCTTCATTATATTTTGTAAATTCGTCTTGAGTATTTATTTTAGTCATGTTTATTTCTACTCCTGCTGCTGCTGAACCACCAACTAGTGTAGAATTTTTTTTAGAATGACCATTACCACTACCATTATTAGTTAACACGCCTATTCTTCCATAAACTTCTATTAATCTTTTAATATTTTCATTTTTCATTCGTTTTTGATCATTTAATAATTTTGTTAACCTTTCCTTTTTATCTTTAGTTAATGTTTTATTAAAAATATATTCATTGTCTTTTATTAAACTTAATAAATAGTCATAAGTTTCTTTTGAATTTAATTTATATTTCTCCAATAATATCTCAATACGTTTTCTAATATCAGAGATATTAGTTGTCCATGTTTCTACTTCTCTGTGCTTCTTTTTATAAGCAGCTTGTAATTCTGTACAATAAGTATTATATTCTTCAAATGAACTTTTTTTTTTTTGTAAATTTTCTATATTATTCATTTATATAATATAAAAATATTTTAATTTGTATTTAAAAAATAAAATATTTTATATAAAAAAAAATTATTTCATTTTATGAAATAAATAATTATTTCTAATTACCTTTTTACTCTTTTTACCTTTTTTTTTGGTATTCTTTTTAGTTACCTTAACTTTTTTTTTGGTATTCTTTTTAGTTACCTTAAGTTTTTTTTTGGTATTCTTTTTAGTTACTTTACCTAGTTTTTTGGTAATTATACCAGTAGTATTTCTTAAACTAGATTTATGTAATTTATGAAATTTATAATGATTTTGTAATCCTCTTTCTTTCTTTTTGGGTTTGCTTAAATTTTTACCTTTATTTGTATTATTCACTTCTAATTTATTTTCTCCTTTGCTTACTTTGTTTACTTTTTTTATATTTGCACTGCGTATATTAATAATACTAGTATTTTTTTTACTAAATTTAGGTAATTTATGAAAGCTATAATGATTTCTCATTTTTCTTTTCTTTGGTTTTTCGTGTAAACTTAATCTTCTTTTATTCTTCATATCATTAATAAGAAGGCGTTTTCTAATAGTTACATTTCTCCTATTTTTTTTTGTATTAATACTTATTTTAGGTTTAATTTTTTTAAGAATGGATATAAATTTCAATTTGATTTTTAAACTCAAATTATCTAAACTAATATCTTTATTATCCGCAGTAATTGATTCAATATATTTTTTTTCTCTGTCATAAAAAATTATCTCTTCTTCATCTATACTAAAATATTCTATATCGTCAAATGTTTTTTTACCTATATATTTAACTTCTTCTTCACTAATTTCATTTACTTCATTTAAAATATTAATTTTATTTACTTCATTTTTATTTACTTTATTTATTTCATTTACATTTACTTCGTTTTTATTTACTTTATTTATTTCATTTACATTTACTTCGTTTTTATTTACTTTATTTATTTCATTTACATTTACATCTATTAAATTACTATTTTCTTTTAATTTCGGTGTGTTATTAACGGTTAAAGTATTTTCGCGTTTTTCAATATTATTACTTATTAATAGTGTTTCGCTTGAATTTTCATTTTCTATATTATCACCTCTTTCTCTTTTTTTCTCTTTAACTTCATTTTCTATATTATCTCCTCTTTCTCTTTTTTTCTCTTTAACTTCATTTTCTATATTATCTCCTCTTTCTCTTTTTTTCTCTTTAACTTCATTTTCTATATTATTACCTTTTTCTCTTTCTCTTTTTTTCTCTTTAACTTCATTTTCTATATTATTACCTCTTTCTCTTTTTTTTTCTTCACTTTCTTCATTATTCATTTCCAAAAATGAAAATTCACTTTCTTCTTTATTATTACCTATACCTTTATTATTACCTTTACCTTTATTATTACCTATACCTTTATTATTACCTTTACCTTTATTATTACCTATACCTTTATTATTACCTATACCTTTATTATTACCTATACCTTTATTATTACCTTTACCTTTATTATTACCTATACCTTTATTATTAATAATATTAAGTGATCCTTCATCGGTAGTATGATAAGATGAACCTATACTATTATCGGCAGGGGTTTCTAAATTTGTTTTAGCATTTATTTCTGTATTTGAAGAAGGAATTGAAATATTATTTAAATCTATATCTTTATCTTTCCTTGTTTTACCTTTTTTTTCGTAAATATTTAAATTTTCATAACTGTTATTTGTTCCACTGTTAGTGCTATTATAATCGGTTGTATTTGATAATATATTATTTTGTATTTTTTCTTTATTATTTACTTTAACCCAATTATTTCCTAAATTACTATTATCTTCCCCCCCATTCCATTCTTCACCCTTTATTGCAGACAACCAATTCATATATGTTTTTTGTTCTGCTCTCATAGACTTATATTGGTCTTCTGGGAGTCTTTTTGATATTGCTTTATCTATTAATTTTTCCATTTTATTATCAGATTCTTTAGATGTAAGATATTTAATAAAACCTTTCCTTAATGATTTTTCTACATCACACTTTTTTAGTTTTGAAGATATTAATTTTACTGTTTTAGTTTGTTTTTCACCTCTTTCTTCTTTACCTCTACCTCTTCTTTCTTCTTTACCTCTACCTCTTCTTTCTTCTTTACTTTTTCCTTTTTCTTTTATTAATTTTGCCCCCCTAAATTGTCCTGCTCCTGCTTTAAATAATAACTCATCAAAGGAGTTTAAATTTTCAATATCTCCATTGGGCATTTTTATTATGAATTTCCTACCTTTTCTCTCTCTTTCGGTCTTTCTATCTTCGCCTCTTTTTCTTTTCTTTTCTCTTTCTTTCTTTTCTCTTTCTTTTTTTTCTCTTTCTTTCTTTTCTCTTTCTTTCTTTTCTCTTTCTTTTTTTTTCTTTTCTTGTTGTCCTTGTCTTCCTCTTTTTTTTCTAGCACCCCCTATTTGTAATTCTGTATTATTTTTTAATAAATCATCCATTTAATATATAATAATATTTTATTTTTCTTTTTTTATATATATTAGTAATATATAATGGCAAATACAAAAACTAAAAAAAAAACTATAAGCATTAAAAAAGGAACTAAAAAAAAGGTTTTGGAAGAAAAAACAAATTATTTAGAAAATAGTAAAAATCCTATATATAAAAAATACTTAGTAGAATTTGAAAATTTCTTTAAAGAGAAAAAAAAAAGTGATAAAGCCAAAAGAAAAGGCGATACTTATGAATATTTAAACGATAAACTAATTAAAACCAGTTCTTCTAATAAAAAGGTAATAAAACTCCCTAAATATATTATTACTGATACAAGTTTAGATAATATTGATTCTAAAATGAATGAAATAAGTAAAGAATTACATTATATTAAAGATTTAATTGATTTTACAGGGGAAGAAGAAGTTCCAAAAGAAATTATTACTAGGTTCCAAGAATTAAAAAAAGAATTTACAAATTTAGAAACAGATAAAAAAAATCAAATAGAAAGTCTTAATGAAATAAATGAATTGGAAACAGAAGAGATTAAAGCTGAAAAACAAATGTTAATTAATATAGAAGAAAAAAAAAATAGAGACTTATATATCCTTATTAAAGAAAAACAAATGAATGAAACGACAATAAAAGAATATTTTGAAAGTAAAAAAAATATTCAAAAAATGAAAGAAGAATCAAAAAAAATACAAGAAATCAATTATTTAATTGATAAACTTCCAATTATAGAAAAATAAAATTGATATTTATTTAAAAAGATATATTATAATATAATATAATATAATATAATATAAAATAATACAATATGAATACTGAATTACAAAATAGTCTAAAATTTGAATTTAAGCAAATAGATTTTAATTTAATTCTACTAGAACCAGAATATTTAACTAAATATGGAAAACAATATCACCAATTATATAATCCATATAAATATATAACTAGAGAGGAACATTATAACAAATATAAAAATAAATCTTTTGTATCTTTATGGGATATTAATACAGAAGAAGAAGAAGAAGAATATACTTCATCATTTGAAATAGACATCTTAGACAATATAGACAAATATGAATACCAACATATGAAAAATGAAGAAGTATATATTGAAGAAGAAATACAACAAATAATTGAATCTTCAGATAGTGAAGAAGAAGAATTTATTACATTATAAATTATAAATTTTTAAAATATATTTATATTACTATAAACTATAGAGTATGTTTTTTAGTAATTATATTGCTCCTTTACCTTTTTTTATTGCTTTATTTTTTGGTTTTTTAATGGTTTATATTACTGCACCTGAACCAAAAATTGTATTTAAACACCCAAATCCGGATAATGTCGATAGAAATATATATAACGATAATGAAGATGAAGATGTATGTTATAAGTATGAAGTTGACGAAGTTAAATGTCCTAATAATAAAAAATTAATAAAAGAACACCCTGTAAACTATAATGGAGATGATTAAATTAAATATAAATTAATAATTTTTAAAATATATATAAATAATATATATGTTAAAAAAATTAACTAAATCAGAAACTGGAAAAACTATCATATCTATTATTGTAGGATTAGGAATTGCTGCTTTATTTAGAAAAGTATGTAATGATAGAGATTGTATTATTATAAAAGGACCACCTATCGAAAGTGTTACAAAAAATGTTTATGGTTTTGACGGTAAATGTTATAAATATAAAACGAAAAGTACAAGTTGTAATAATAAACCATTAGATAAATAATTTTATTACAACGAAAAGTACAAGTTGTAATAATAAACCATTAGATAAATAATTTTATTACAACGAAAAGTACAAGTTGTAATAAATTAAATAATTTTATTACAACGAAAAGTACAAGTTGTAATAAATTAAATAAATTTTTAATTCTTTATAATTCTTTTTAATTCGTTTTTTTATAAGTAAGAAATTATTTTATTTATTTATACAAATGAGTGCTAAATCAACTTCTATTGGCGATTTGCCAAATGTTAATTCTAATGACAAAGAAGGGGACCAAGAAACTATGATGGTAAATAGTATTCTCAAAGAAATTGAAAATGATGATGATATAGATAATAGCGAATCTGCGATTAATTATACTATTGATACATCTCAAATACCACCTAAAATTAATGAACAAATACCAACAAGAGAAATGATAGAAGAAACTACCAGAGAAATATTCCAACAACCTATGCCAGAACCTATGAAAGTCGAACCTAGAGTAAATATTAGTAATAATCTTATGGAAGCAGAAATTCCAGAGGAAATTGTTGATAAAAAAGGTTTATCTAATTTTTTAACTGACGAACCTAAAGCAAAAAATATGGAATCATTGACGGATAAGATAATTAGTAAAAGTAAACACTCCGGAATTATATTAATTTTATTTATTATTCTAACATTTCCGCAACTTAATAAAATTATTTTAAAATTCCTTCCTAAAATGGCGATCGAAGGACCTCAAATGTCGATATTAGGAAATATATTAAAGGGTGTTTTATTAGCACTAATATATATGGGTGTATCTTTTTTATTGTAAAATATAATTAATATTTTCTAAGAGTAAATTAATATGAACCAAAATAAATTTAAAGAATTTATTAACACCATTTTATTAGTTTATTTTATTATTATTTTAGGTTTGACAATTTTTACTATTAGAAAACATAAATTTATGGATGAAAAAGAGCATTTTTATATTATGAGTCCAAGAATAAAATATTCAAGTTGTAAAGATAGTTGTTTATTAAAATATAATGGTGATAAAGATAAATTGAAAGTATGTAAATCATATTGTAAATGTAAAAATAAATGTAATATGTCATTTTCATCTAAAAAATGTAAGAAAAAATGTAAAGAGAAAAAATTAAATCTATATAGAGACGATGAAAGTAAAATGGAAAAAATAGAAATTAAAGATAAACTTAAAAAAGAAAGAAGAGAAAATAAGAAGAAAGAAAAAATAAAAGAAATGGAGAAAGAAAAAGAATTGAAAGAAAAAGAAGAAGAATCTCAATCTAAAACTAAAGGATATTTAAATAGAATTGTAAATGAATATTTATCAGAAGAAGATAAAGAAAATATAGTAAATATGAGTAAAGGCACTAAAAAATTTACTAAAGATATTAAAAAAACATTCTCTAAATATTTTTAATTACCATAAATAAATTATATTGAATAATATTAAATGGCTAAATCTTTGAAAAAAACTTGTCCAATAGGTCTTATCTGTTTTGATACTAAATATATTATATTTTTATTCATTATTATTATACTCTTTTTCGTATATTATATACACACTCAAAATAAAAATAATCTTACTTCCCCATTTTATAGTCCAAATAATGCTAAATCTATAATTAATGATGTCGATAATGGCGAAGAAGAAAATTATAATACAAATAGACAAAATGTAAATAGACAAAATGTAAATAGACAAAATGTTAATAGAAAAAATGTTAATAGACAAAATGTTAATAGACAAAATGCGAATAGACAAAAACAAAATCAACATAATCAACAAGTAGAATGTAAACCCGAAATAAAAAAAGTAGTAGTTCAAACACAAGATTCTTATTTAGTGAATAAGGACTATGAGAGAGTTATAAATCCACTTTTACCACCAGAAAGAAGAAATCAATATATAGATCCAAATTCTACTGTTATGGTTACGCCGGGAGTTCCTATTAATATACCTACAAGAGGATATACAGGGGGAGCACAACAAATAGGAGCTTTATATAAACAGGAAGCAAGTGACGAGACTATTAAAATAGGAGATAATAATGAACCAGTTATTTTACCTTTATTTGGTATGCCAACATATAATGGAAGTAATAAATGGATGTATTATACAGCAACAGATAAGTTTAATCAAGTCAAAATACCAATTACTAATAAAAAAAGACAATGTAATTTAGATCAAGGGTGCGATGAATTATATGACGGAGATATTGTTACTATTCCTGCTTATAACGGAAACTTTAAAGTTAATAAATATGAATTCGATAAACCTAGATATATACCACATATTTTATAATTTTTTTGTTTTAATTTCTTTTTTATTTTTTTATGTCTTTTTAAATTTTATATTTATATGTTATATATTAAGAATGAAAACATTAATTACTATATTATTTGTTATAATATTATATTTAGTAATTTATTTATCACAAAACAATGAAAACAATATTATAGAAAAATTTAACGAAAATAATGTAAATACTAATAACTTAGCTCCTAGTGATAACTTATCTAATATTGTTAATAATACTCAAAATAATATAGTAGGAAATAATTTACAAAATGAAATAAATAATAGCAAAAAACAAAATCCACAAGATTTAGTTAATATGTGTAAAGGTGTTAAATCTAGTATTGAAGCAAATTTCTTTGTATTAAAATTAAATTTCGAAGAACTTAAAAATAAGGTTCAACCTGCGATATGGAGAAATAGTGAATTTTGTATATATAGAATGGAACCTATTATGTCTACTAATAATCAATTAAATAATACTTCAGCAACAGAAAATGACTATTATTATTCTTTAGGTGATGTAATACTTTTTAAAAATTACAATAAATTCTTTAACAAACCTAAAACACCTAATATGTTTTGTAATGTTCCTATTCCAGAAGTAAATAATAATGTTTTTATAGAAAAAAACTTAGGACCAGGTATTTCCGAAAACTTTAAAAATAACAAAAATGGTAATGTAAAAACAACAAAGGGTGGAAATATTGTAATGATGAATAATATTAGTAATATAAGTAATAATAAACTTAGAGAAATATTTAAAGATGAAGATTTAGATAATTATAAACAACCCGGAATCAAAGGTTTAAGATTATTTGTTAAAAATGGTAAAAAACCAGTTTCTTTTACATTAAGAGCTATTATTAAAGGTTTGGACGCCATTCATTTATATATATGGGAACCTATTGCTCCACAAGGATATGTTTCGGTAGGACATTATTGTACTTTAGGGAAAAATCCTCCGGATGTTGATAAATGTAATATGAGGTGTGTTCCTCAAAGTTGTGCTCTTGAATTAAGTATTAGTCCAATTGATATAATTCAATCCAACGGAATAGAAGATCCATATGGTATTTATTTAGTATCTAATGGTAAATACTTTAAAGGTGTAACTTTATTACCAGGACAGGATTATCCTATGTTAAAATCTTACGATATTAAGAGTGAGTGTATGAATGTTGAAGTCGCAACAGAAGAAAAAGACTTTTTAATAATTCTTAAATATGAAAATGTAAATTTAGATAGTAAGAGATTTGTTTTAACAAATAATATAGGAGAAACATTTAAACATAAATTTGATGAATTTTTATTAAATAGTCCAGATTTTAAACTCAATAATTCTAGGAATGTTCCACTTTATGACGATGAAGAATTATTACATAAAAGATATGAACTATCATTCGACGTAAATAATAATAATGTTATTATTTCACTAAAATTAAGTTCACACTCTGATAAATATGAAGAAACACCAAACGAAAATATTCTTAATACATTAATAAGAAAACACCTCAAAAAACATAAAATAAAAATAGGTATGGATAAACAATATTATGACTTTTTACTTATAGAAGTTGGAAGCATGGAAGCAGAAGATATAGTAGCTCAAGGATACGATGAATATAGAGACCCTAGACTTGAAAAAAATTCCGGAACAGCAGAGGATTTAGTAAGAGGTAGATTCAAAGAAGATAATGAGTTAGACGATTTTGTTACTATAGATTTTAATAAAAATAACTAAGTTATGATTATAAAATATTAATACTATAAAAAATTTTATTAAATATTTTCTAAAATAAATATCTAATAAAATATTAAATTTATGAACTCTGGAAAAGAATATTTAGATAAAGGAAAAAATTATGTATCCAATTTATTAGATATAAATAAAGACGGTATCGCAAAAAAAATTTTTGATAATATTGTATGGGTATTTATAGTAATGGGTGTGCTAACTCTTTTTTATATAGTGTATTTAATGAAAATGAGTTTTAATGTTTTCAATAAGATTAGAATTATTAATGAGGAATACGCCAATTTTACGAAATTTGTTAATTTAGATACAAAATCTGAAAGTGGAAAAGAAGAAAAATACGATGAAATAGAACCCCGTAAACATACTCTTTGTGACGTTTATATTATATCTTCTGCCAGTTCATATTTAGTAGGTTGGAAAATATTCGATTTTGTTAGTATGGAAATGGTTCTAACTTGTATTAAATACGGAGCCAGATATATTGAAATAGATATTAACCTAAATCAAAATAATCAGTTAGTAGTCGCGAATGGTATCAAAGAAGGAAAATGGATTTTAACATTTAATGAGATTGATTTAGACGAATTCTGTAAGTCTTTATCTCTTAAAATGTTTAATAAAGATTATTTTATTAATAGTAAAGACCCTCTTATTTTATATCTTAATATAAATTCTCCAAAAAACAGAATGAATGCTATTTATCAATATTTTTACCAAAATTTAAAAGCACATTTATTAGACCCCAAATATAATTTAGACGGCGAAGAAAATGTTTTAGACCTAACTCTAGATAAACTTTATAATAAACTTATTATTATATGTAATGGGAAAATTGTAGGAACAGATATGACTAAAATAGTCAATCTTAAATTAGGTGATAGAGTAAAAAGACTTACTTATGACGAAATGTTAGAAACAGACGAAAAAGATAGTATTGAATTTAATACTACTAATCTAACTATTGTAGAACAAAATTATTCTATTAAAGGTTTAAATGGTAATCCGCGAAAAGCATTTGATAGAGGTTGTCAAATATTTGCTATGAATTTTCAACGAGCAGATACTTATATGATTGAATATTTACAAATGTTTTATGGTAAGAGTTTCCAACTTAAACCTTTCGAATTTACTAGTTTTGCGAAAGAAGGTATGGTAGGATATGACCGCAATAAAATTGCTTTTTATTATAATGAAGATGAATATACTAATAAAAATAAAATATTGATAGATTTACAAGAAGGAGCAAGAGAAAGTTCTACTGATGATAAATGTTGTCATTTAATATTAGATAGTGAAATGGAAGAACATTTTCCCAATAATACCAGAGTAAATTTACAAAATTCAGTTAATCATATGGAAACTAAAATAAAACAATTAGGTGGCAAACTTGACAAAGAAACTATTGATATTGACTCTTTGGGAGTTAATAATGAAAAAAATATTGAAACTATCAAGAATTTTATGGATAAAAATTATATAAAAGGGAATGAAGAAACAAATGAAATTTTAGGTATAGATAAGTATACTATGAATGATGAATCTATTTCAAGTCCTAGTCCGAGTCATAGTCCTAGTTCCTCTGTAAAAAAACCCTCCAATGAAGAAGAATTTTTCTATCTTAAATACTATGCTCTATATCAACACATATCAAAGCAAGCAAGGAAATTATTAGAAGAAGAGAGAAAGAGAGAATTTGCGAAAGACGGTTTCAAGGATACTTGTTTTGGATTAGAAAAGAATGATTGTACGGGGGCAAAATTATGTTTTTATGGGGAAAATAAAGGTACAGAAATAGGTGAAAAATGTAAACCAAAAACCGCAAATGTCCCATTTTCCCATTTATGTCTACCGAAACATGAAATAAATAGAGATAATTGCTGCGGTCAAAGTGAATATAGTAATTTAGGTTTAAGAATATTATATCACGAAATACATACTCAAAAGAATTTTATTGGAAAATGGAGTTCAGTAAAGGGAATAATTGAAATTCCTGACGAATTTAATGATAGGTGTGAATTTAAATTCACTACACCTCACGATAAAAAAGAATTTACTATGTTTATTGTTAATAAAGACGGCAAATATATTTCAATGGATAATAATATTTTATCCCCAAGTGGCGAAGAGAATGGAGAAAATAATAATAAAAAATATTTTACAAATTATACTCATAATGACGATTCTATAAGGGCAAAGGGAACTTTTGTAGACCCTGAATTGAGAAAATTGGAAAAAAAACATAATTTACCCGAATTAGAATATCACGGTTTTGTTGATATACAAATGAATAGTAATAACTATACTGACGGAAAACATAATAACAATGTATTCCAAGGTTACAAAACAATAAAAGATGGATATAATAATATAAAATCGTGCCAATATCAATATGATAAAGACGGTGAATCGCCTTCGACATCTGATAATGAACCAATAACTAAAAATAATGACGCTTTTATAGGTATATACCAATATTCGCAAAATGTTTATAAAAATAGTTTAAAAGATAAAACACCCAAAGGATATTATTCAAAATATTTAGAAGATAAATATGGTAATTTACAAGATAACGAATTATATATAGGAGCAGATATATTGGATGATGAAAAAATGAAATATTGTTATAAAATGATAAGTGCGGATTGTAATAATGATTTACAAAAGTTTTTTGGTAGAGAAATAAAAACGGAATTTGAATCAGTCCCTCCTACTGAAAGTGATATACAATTTGAACCTATTGCTCCTGGTTATATAGAATCCGTATTTAATGTAGAAGGTTTTGAAAATAATAAAAATAAAAATAATAAAAATAAAAATAAAAATAAAAATAATAATAATAATAATAATAATAATAATAATGAAAGCGAATCACCTATGTATACAACTAAAGTAGTAGAAAATCAAAAACACGTTGATTATTTCCATATGAAATATGGGGATGAACAGTATTGTTTAGGAACAGATATAATACAATCTATGAAATGCGAAGACGAAGACGAAAAAATGGGTTGCGGTTCTAATCAATTATATATGGGAAAATGTAAGCAATTTGATAAAGAAATTATAGATAATGACCAATTTCATTTTCAAGTAAAACTAAATAAAGATAAAGATAAACAGAGAATTATGGAAAGGAAAAAACCTGCTAAGAAAATTGAAGGACCTGAAAAAAAAAGTTGTGAAGAACTAGAAGAATATAAAAAAAACACATACGCAAAAGTCGACGCAAGAAATAAAGAACAACCTAAAGATATTTTTTCTATGGGACACGACCACCAAGCTAATATTTATTACCTTGATAAAAAAAAACATAATAACGATTTTTTAAATGATTTCGAATTAGAAAATATAAATGATAATAAATACCTTATTAAATCCGCAAATGACCCTTTAAAAGAAGAAAATCCTCCTCCTTCTAATTGTGACCACGAAATAAAATCAGGACGATGTTTAAGTATGCTTCCTTATTGTAAAGGAGATATGGAAGATAAATATGCGGACGCATTTTCAGAAGGAAAAGATAAGAAACATATTTTCAAACTAAATGATACACATTTTGGAAATGTAGGATTTGTTGAATGTAATAAAGAAGACACTAAACAATTATGGAACTTAGATACAATAAAAAAACCAAAAGAAGAATATCCCGATATTAGATTATGTGTTAAACAAAAAGATACTAAGGGAACAGGAACTTGTATAGAAGAAATGGGTATAAAAAATGGTAAAATGGTTAAACTTACTTTTTGCCCTTCTTAAATTATTTATTTCCTTTCATTTATATATTATTTCCTTTCATTTATATATTATTTATTTTCCAAATATACCTTTTAATTTACCTCTAATAGAATTATTTACTGCGTTAATTCTATTTACTTTCTTTTTAGTTGTTTTTTTAGTTTTCTTTTTAGTTGTTTTTTTAGTTTTCTTTTTAGTAGGTTTTTTCTGTTTTTTCTGTTTTTTCTGTTTTTTCTGTTTTTTTGCTTTTTTATTATTTTCTTTTTTTTTCAAATGTTTTTTCCTAGTTCTTTCAACAACTCTTTCATATTTTTGTTTAGTTTTTTTCTTATTATTTTTATTATTTTTAACAATTTCATTGTATTGTTTATCAACTTTACTTACTTTAGTAAAAACTATAAATGTATCAGGGTACCCATATCCACCAGGAACAATATAGTATCCTTTGGCCTTGGATAAATACATTCCTACTGCTGTAAAGAGGAAACCTAAATTTTCTCCTTTAACTTTTGGTTTAGAAAAAATTTTAATACCTCCCACTTCTCCAAATTCTTTGATTTTTAAACAAGTTTTTTGTAAATCATTGGGAACATATCTATTTGCCCATCCCCATCTCCAAGTTTCTGATTTTTTAGCGTATGTTCCTATCACTTGAAACCTTGCTTCAAAAAAAACTTCTTTGGTTTTTTCGTCATACATATAAAATTTATTTCTCCCAGGATAGAATATATACCTATTAGTTTCTTTACCGAAACCGTATTCATACATCATTTTATCTTGTGTTTTTTTCATATAATCTAATGACTCATTCATAAATATTTTTTTTTCATCAGTTGATAATATATTTTTTTTAGTATTTTTATCTCCACTAATAATTATTTTTTTTGACATTATTAATATTAATATATATTTTTATTTTATTATTTTATTTTTTATATGCTTTGATTATTTTTTTCCTCTTTTAATATATACTAATGTCTTTTAGTTCTAAATATTATTCACTCGATAAGGAAGTCTTATCAAATCAAAAAAATAATAAAAAAAATTTGAAAAATAAATATATTAGTAATGTAATTATTCCGGAACCAGAAATTTATAAAGAAGATAAATTTAATCCTTCAAATTATTATAGTAATTTATGTAATGTAAACGAAGATAATATCTTTGGTAATTTAAATAGTTGTTCTGATAAATCGAGAGAAAAATACGAATCCTCGGATTATATAGATAAAATTTCAAATAATAGTTTTATTTCACATATTTATGAAAGAAATAATGCAAAAATGGATAAAATACCGTTTGTAGATTTACATCATAATACTCAAACACAAAAAGGAAAATTTTTATTAAGAAATAGTTTATTAAATAAAATAGACGATATTTCTCATTTTGATGAGAATTTATTAGAAGATTTATATTGTAAGAAAAAACATAAAGATAAAATGGAATTATTAGATACTTTTTAATTATTAGATATTTTTTTTAACATAAAGAATTAGTTAGTTATATTTGATAAATGTATAAAATATTATCATTTCTGTATAAACTAACTTTTTATTTTTCGTCTCCTACTGATATAGAATTAGATGAAGAAAATCATAGAAATTATGATTTAACTGGAAACAGATTAACATATATGTACGATTTAACTAAATACTTTGTTTGGAGAAAATATTCCCTTTATTTACTAATTCCATTCTTACTAACTAATATTATTCTAAATATTACTAATTATTTTAATGTGAAAAAAAATATAGAATACTACCAAAATCATAATTATACCGAATATTTACAAGAAAATCCTATAGGGTTTTATGAAACAAATATAAGAAATCAAACACAACATTTTATAGAATTACTAAATTCAGGAAAAACATTAGATTATATATTATTCTATAATATATTTAGTTCGGTATGTATTTCTATTGAATTATTACTAATTTGTATCGCGATTTATAAATCTAATACATGGTGTAGTAGTAAAAATTTGATAAAATATTGTGCTTGGTTTTCATATTTTTGGATATATTGTATTTATGTAAATCCGGTAATTCACTATTTCAAATTAGAATCACAATATGATAATAATAAAACTATTACTAACCAAAATTACTTATATTCATATAGTTTTACATATGTTCTTTATAACTTACTAAAAGAGATTATACCTTTAGGGTTATGTTTTTTTGGTTCTATGTTATGGTCTATATCTAATATAAAATGTATTTTCCCAGAGAGTATTTATATAGGTTGGTTATACAATTATGTAAATGTTATATTTTTTTTAACATCCGGAACTTTATTATTAATAATAAATCAGTTAATGAATAATATATTATTAAGTATTGGTATTTATATTTTTATTTTTGGTTTATATTTTACAAATTGGAGATATGGGAGAAAACTAAAATATTATTATCAAGATAGTATTGAATTAAAAAATTATCATTTTAAAATTAATTTTGTTAAAAATATAACTTTTAGTGGATATTTGATTTTATGTTTAGTTTTTATATTAATGTATGATAATCCACTTACACAAGGTATATATAAATTTTATAAAACAGATACTGCTTATTTTATTACTAAAATGATTTATAAAACTATATTTTATAAAGTTTTGTGTAGTGATATATTAATAAAATGGTTATTGGATGTAGAAAAATATAGAAATGCTTATAAGGTAGAAATGAGGGATTATTGCGATAAAATGAAGTATATAGAGAGACAGTTGTATGGGGAAAGATATTATAATGTTTTATAAGAACTAAATATATTTTTATGCTGTTGAAGAACTTGAAGAACTTGAAGAACTTGAAGAACTTGAAGAACTTGAAGAACTTGAAGAACTTGAAGAACTAAAATATATTTCTTTTATAACTTCTTATAATCAGGTATCTAAATTTAAAAATATTTACTTTGTTGTTCTCTAACAATAAATTCTTTTCCTAAAAGAGCATTAATAACTCTATTTATAAAAAGATAGTATTCTATATTATTTATGTATATATAATGATATTATTTCTTTTAACTCTGGTATTAAATTAAACCCAATATATCTTAATAATAAAAAATTAAAAAATATCGTATTTTGTAGTTTCTTCATAAATAAAATATAAATTTACTGAAAAAAAGTCTCATATTTTATATATAAGTTTATATAAACTTGGACTAAATTTACTTAATAGTTTATTTCTATCAAGATCTTCATTATGAGGTATCATACTGGTTATTATAAATTTGACTCTTACTGAAATAGAGTTATATTTTTGCGTTTTTAATTTTTTAGCGTTTTAGGGATTTTCAAATCCTTGCGTTAAATATTTAATTATTGGTTTTCCTCCTTTTAAATTTTTTTTAATTTTATTTGTTTTTCTTTGTTTTTTAAGATAATTAATATATTTTAAAATATAATGCTTTATAAGACATAATAATCATCTATACTCATTATACATTGTATAGAAGTATGTTCAAAATCACTTTCTAATTCGTTTACTTCTCCCCAACTTGCTCTAGAACCAATATGATTATTCCCATATGTAACTTCGTATGTATTCAGAAATTTACTTTTAAATATAAAATCAATACAATCATAAAATACATCATCATCTTCACCGCTATAAGTTGTATATATATCTCTATTTAAATCATATCCAATATTATATTTTTTGAGTGATTTTAAGAAATTTCTCATATATTTTTTCATATCTTTTTTAATGGATTCTTTTTTACTATCATAATAATCTAAATCTGGATTATATATATTAATATTTAGATCTGTACCTATAATAAAACTATAATTATTATCTTTATCTACTTTACAAAATCCTTGAATAGCAGTAATAATAGAGTTATATAAATTTTTAATTCTTTTACTTTTAGATTTAGTTAATGGACTTGGTATAAGTCCATGTATTGAAATAACTATATATTTTTCTCCTGTTTTCTTATCTTTTAATAAAAGCCAAGGTGAAGAACGATATTTTAGTTCTTCATATTCATAAGTAGAATAGTCTTTTATGTATTCAAATCTATTAGTATCATAAACAACCATACACCCATGCTCTATTTTTTTATAATTATTTGATAGTCTACCACCATTATTTATAAGATAATTGGTTGCTCCAGTTCTATTATAAACGTATCCATATTTTATTCCGTTAATATTTATATCCCCTTCATTATTTTCATAGTGTTCAACTTCTTGTAATGTATACAAATCATATTTAATGTCTTGATTATTTATATAAGTTTTTAAATCTCTTAAAGTATTATCCGATGAAATAAAACGATTTTTTTTATCTATATAATCCCCATCATAATATTCAACACTACTTATATTATGTTGACAAAAACTAAATTTATCAGTCATTTATTATATAAATATAAAATTATTTTATTCATTTAATCTTTCTTAAAAACAAAAACGTCCTTCGTTTTACTATTTATAGTTTTACCTTTATTCTTTATTTTCCTATCTATTTCGTCTAATAAATTAATAGTTTTATTTAAATTTTGTTTTCTAGAAATTTCATATGTTTCTGTTTTTTTAATAGGTTTAGTTTGAACTACTCTATTAGTATCCTGTAGAATAGAATTATCTATCATATTCAATACATTGAATTTATCTTCCATTTTTAACATTTTTTTTTCTTCTTTTAATTTTTTCTCTAATTTTTTCTTTTCCATTTCTAACGCTTTTAAATCTTTTTCTCTTTTATATCTTGGTTTTTTAGGTTCTCTATCATTTATAAGGTTTATATCAGAAAATTTAGTAACACAATATATAGTATCCTGTTTTATTCTACTATTTATAATATCATTCTCTAAATTCTCGTCTTTTTTCTTCTCTTTATATATAATATTTATATTAGCACATGCTTGTATAATTAGGTGATATTTTTCGTAAATGGGGTATTTTATTAACATCTCATTATTAAATTTAAATTCTGGTGATAGAATTTGTATAGAATTTATAAAAATATATATTCTCTTTCTTTTTTTAGATAAAGTATATTTATATTTATAAAATTCCATTAAACTCCTTATTTGTTTATTAAGTTGTTCATTATTTCGTTTCATTGTTTCTAATAAGATAATTTCCCAAAATATCCAGATAAAATCTTTTTTACATTTATTTTCAATACCTACTATTTCTCTTGCATTACACTCATATTTACCATATTTCTTTATATTTATTTTTTCCCATTCTAATATCCAAGATAACCAATATATTGCTTGATTAATATTATAATGATTATCTGAAATATTATAAGAAAATTCATTAGTAATAATAGTCATTTCTTGAGGGTCATTGGGTGTTAATATTTTTAAAGAAGTAGAATAATCTTTGGCTCTTAATTTAGATTCAAAAAAATTTTTACTAAAATCATTATTACTTATTTTCTTTAATGGAATAGGTTTACGCATTTTAGTCGCATTCGTTATCATACACACTAATTCACAAAAATGATTCCGGACTTCTTGAGAATTCCTCATATCCAAAAAGTTTTTCTTAAAATCTTCTTCCTTACTTATCTTTAAAAATTGATTTAATCTTATAAAAATATGATACGGTATATATGGACTATTTGAATTAATATATTTTGCATAATACAATATAATACGTTCCCATAAATCTTCGAAATAACCAGATATAACTGCTTCTACACACCATATACACACCTCTTCTAAACTGGAATCATCTATTTTTTTGAATAATATATCTAAAACGTCTTTTTTTAAATAGTCCGAATAAGTTTTCTTATGAAATTCATTGGGTTTACGTGTATCATTAATAATAAAGTTTTTTGGAACATCCATTTACTTATTTTAATATTTTTTTTTTACATTTTATTTTTATATTATATTTAATATTTCATATTTTATATTTTATATTTCATCAATTTCTCTACTATAATTTTCTATATTATATCTACATATAGGACATTTAGTATTTGTTTCTAACCATTCGTCAATACATTTATAATGAAATTTATGGCCGCAATTTATTTTTCTTACTATTTGTGAATTACAAATATCTTCGCAACATATTGTACAATAGGAATTAATTTCTCCTTTATATACTTCTAAATCTGTACTGTTATTAACATCTTGTAATATTGTTTTAACTTCAACATCCATCATTTCTTCAAAATCTTCTATTTCATCGTCTTGAATACCTGAGTTATTTGTGAAATATGTCATATTTATATTATTATGTATTTGACGATGTGTTTGTAAATTTAAAGGAAAATAATTTTCTATAAATGGTCTATTTCTAAAAGGGTAATTATGTCTTTGAATATTACTTTGAATAATAGGTATTTGTGAAGGAATAGGAGGAAGTTGTCTAAAATGTCTTTGAATATATTGTCTTCGGACAGGTTGGGGAAGATATCTTGGAAAAGGTATTATATTTTCATTTCTTATATTTTCATTTCTTATATTTTCATTTCTTATATTTTCATTTCTTATATTTGTATATCCAATAACATTTTGAACACGACTATAATTTAATAAATCCATATTTGCTACTTTGGAACGATTGATATTCGAAGGATGTCTAAATTGAGAACCGTAATAATCTCTTTTATCTTGTTTACAGTATTTACAATTAGTTAGTAGAATATAATTTATATTTGGATTATAAATATGATTTTTATAATGAATATATCTTTCATAGTTCATACTTAACACACTTAATATATAGCAATAAAATATATTAACAGTGTTTAAGGGTATAAAATTACAAGGAATTAAAGTTTCTTATATATTTGTAAGATTCTTTTAAAAAATATAAGGAATTATTAAGATAATTCTTAAAACTACCAGACATATTTTTTTTATGATTAGATTTAATATTTTCTATAACTATAAACTCCTTTAATAAACTATTTTTTAAATCTCTTTTAAAACTTTCAGTATGCTTAAAATAAGTATCATCAATATCTAATTCATTAAAACTCATTTCTCCTACTGTTTCATAACTATCATAAAAAATTTCATTTTCGGCATCAACTTCTCCCTCTTCCTCTAAATTGAAATTAAATTGTAATCCTAAATCTATATCACTATCATTTATAGTTTCGTTATTTACTATTTTATTATTTACTATTTTGTTATTTACTATTTTGTTATTTACTAGTTGGTTATTCATATTAGTATTTTCATATAACTGATAAGAACTATTTATAAATTTATTTTCATTTGTTGGCAAAGAAGGTAAATAATTTAAATTACTAATCTCCATTAAATTATTTTCCCGTTCATTAAAATCGACATCTCTTAAAAGTTTATGATCAAAAAACTCTTCCCATGAAATTCTCTCTTCTGGATCTTTTTTTAATAAAGAATATAATAAATTTTGACAATTTATACTTAATTTAAACTTACTTGGAACTTTTACTTCATCATTTTCTATTCTTCTTATTAATTCATATATATTTTTAGATTTAAATGGTGTATTACCAACTAACATTTCATAAAAAATAATTCCAACCGACCATAAATCCGATTTATAATCATATTTTTGACTTTTCATTATTTCTGGTGCCATATATAAAGGACTACCACAAATTGTTTGTATTAATAAGTCATTATCAAAATATCTCGCGAAACCAAAATCTGTAATTTTTATATCTCCTACGTCTGTTATTAAAATATTTTGAGGTTTTAAATCCCTATGAATAATATTATTAGATAATAAATATTTTAATCCTTCTGATAATTGTTTTAGATATTTTACTGCGTATTTTTCTTTAAGTGGTCTTTTCCTTAGAAAATTAGAAAAATCACCTCGGTTATAATAATCCATTATCAAATAAACATTTTCTGTATTTTCGTCTATAATAGTGTCATATAATGTTATAATATTGGGATGTTTAAGTTTCGTCATAATATCCGTTTCTCTCTTAAACATCTTCTTATGTTTATTCAAAGTATCTAGAGTTATTTCCTTTATCGCAACCTGTAATTTAGTTATCTTGTTATATCCTTTATAAACTGTAGAAAATGCCCCTTTCCCTATTCTTTTTTTATATATAACATAATCCCGCACTTCAAAGGTTGCCGTAGAATGTTTATTCATTTTATTTTTTCCTATATAATATATTATTATTTAAAATAAAAGAATAATTTTTAAATCATATGCAACAACATAATATTTTAATATTAAATCAAGATATACTAAATATTATTTTTATAAATTTAACACCTATAGAAGGACAAAACTTATCTCAAACTTGTCAAAGTCTTAAAATTATATATAATAATTTATACAAATTTAATCAATATATTCCTTTGATAAATAAAACACAAAAAGAATATGAAAATACACTAAAAAATGAAATACAAAAAGGATTTAGATATATGGAAATAAACAATAAAGTATTAAAAATTATAAATATTTTAGAGTATTTTAATTCAGGATTTAATATTATATTAACAAATGGTTTTATAATAAATATTAATAATTATATTAAAATATATGGATATAAAAATATAGAAAAAACAATTGATATCGAAAATATTAAACTAATCAAAAAAAGTAAATTTAATTACAAATTAAAACCTATTTGTATTAGTAAATATAATTAATCACTCGTAACAACTGGGGGCGGTGGTGTAAAATGATGAGCCAAATACTTGTTAAGTTCAACAAAAGTAATAGTCTTAATTGGAGTCATATTAAGAACCTTCCCTAATTGTTTATTTGGTTTAAATTGTCTTCTATTCGATTCATCTTGGAGTTTATCTGTCTTAACACGCCCCGAAACTTGTTTCATTGCCTCCGCCTTAGTAAGTTGAGTTCCACTAGAATGATTTAAATATTTGAGTAATTCGGCCGAAATATTCATTGGGTCGTGCATAACAGTATGTTTCTTAACCTTTCTTGGTTTACATGCTTGTTTGAAACCTTTCGCAAGATCTTTAACCTTAAGTTGAAGTTCTTTCGCATTACCATTTATTTCGGAAATACCCGAGTAAATGCTTTTAAATTGTTCCTCAATAGTAGGAGTAGTAGGGGCAGTAGTATCAGTCATTTTATAACTTTTATATTGGATAAATCTTTAAATAATTTTAATTCTTATATAAATTTATATAAATTTTATTTTTTTAGTTTTAAACCCTTAGTGTTTTTTCGTTATTTATTTGTAAAATATTCCCCTAATAATTTATTTAATCTATCAAATGTATCAACTTGTAATAATAATTGTTCTTTCATTTTATTCATTAAAGGTATTAATTCTTTAATTTTTTTCATTTTTTTATTACTTTTCACTTTTTTTTTAAGTTCACTTTTACTATAAATATTATTTAACACTTCTTCGTTTTTGGGTATTTTTTCTTCTATTTGTTGTGTATTTGTACCTCCTTTTAATATTCTTTTATGAATTTTTTTTAATTTATCATATTTATGACTTTTATATTTATGACTTTTATATTTATGACTTTTAGATTTATTACTTTTAAATTTATTATTTTTAGATTTACGATTTTTAGATTTAGTTATTTTTTTAGTTATTTTACGCATATTTTTTTTCATTTATATTTTACTTAGATTAATTTTTCAAATTAATTCACTAATTAACTTAGAGTTTTTCTTTATACCCTCATTACAAGTATCCATTTTTTCTCGTGTTTCATATAATATTTCATTCTGCTCATCTATTTTTTCATTCATTTTATATGCTATTTTTTTCATTAAAAATATTTTATCTATAATAATATCGTCCGAGTCTTTTTCACCTGAATTTATAGTATTATCCTCCGTATTTATTGTATTATCCTCCGTATTTATTATATTATCCTCTATACCACCACCAAAATTTGTTATTCTCTGTTCCTTAAATTTTAAAGGGTTTGTAAAACGATAAAATAAATTATTAAGTCTTTTTAGTATTTTTTGAGATATAGAATTATTATGTTCTATATGTTCTAATCCATTATAAATTTTATTTATTTTTTCCCATTGATTATCTAATAGTTCATAATTTATTTTCATTTGAGAAAGGTTTTTATCAACTTCTTCTTCTAATTTAGACATATATTCTATTTAGAGAATATAATTCTGCTTCTTACGTCCCACATAATTTTCTGTATTAAACTCAACTTATCCTCTATTTCTATTATCTTGATATTAATATTATCTATTAAAAACTGATATTCTTCTGCTTTATATGCACCGTACATTCTATTTAATTCTACTACATCTTTTTTTTTAGTTTCTAAATCTTTAACTAACTCTTTCCAATAATTTTCTATACCTGTTATTGATTCTTTAAAACAATTGGCATCATATATAGGATTCTCAGTATTACATATAATACTATTAGAAGTAATAGTGGTTCCAATACCTGTAAATGAATTTAAATTTAAATTACTCATTTAATTTTAAAAATATTTTATTTTAAAGAATTATTTCATTTTAAAGAATTATTTCATTTTAAAGAATTATTTCATTTTAAAGAATTATTTCATTTTAAAGAATTATTTCATTTTAAAGAATTATTTTATTTGATATTTTTATTTGTTTGTAAATTATATAAATGATACTCAAATTTAATTTTATATTATTGAATACTTTAATACTTGTTGTATTGAGTTTTATTATTTACAATATTTCCAAAGATAAAAAAGCACCAAAAATAATTAATAATATTCGGGAAGAACAATATAGTATACTTAAAGCAGTTGGAATTTCTTTTTTAATAGTAATACCATTAATATTTATTCAAATATTTTTTAAGAAAGATATTAATATTTCCGGTATAACAGGAGCAATTAAAATATAAATATTTAAAGATTTTTTACATAATTATATTTAAAATAAAAATGGATTTTCTTATATCTATCTCTAAACTATGTTTAATAGCAGGTGTTTATTCTCTATTATATAAACCTATTACTTATTTATTACTACAAAATAATAAATTTAATTCATGTTCACAAAATCGAAAAAATTATATAGTCAAAAACCTAATAAAAACATTTTCTATGTTTCTGATATTTTTAAACTTTATTTATATAATTTATCCTGCTAATTTTAATTCTTTTTTAACAAATAAAATAATAAGAAATTATGGTGCTTTATATGTTGGAAATGATTTAGGTGGTTTAATAATGGTAAAAAAACTTCCTAAAAGCACTAAAACTCATCATATAATTACTTTATTTTTATATGGGATAGTTGCTTATTTCGATGTAGAAAAAAATGATATAGTAAGAATGATTACTATTTATACAGTATTTTCATTTATTCCTTATAGTGTTAATGGATTTCTAGCTATGAGATTTTTTATTAATAAAGATACTAAAAATAAAAAACAACTTTTATTAAATAAAATTATAGATATAAATAGAATATGTGCGAAATATACTTATATGATTACTTGTATTTGTAATTGGATAATACACCTACTTTATTTTGTAAATAAATTTATCATATGGGATTTTAATATATTACATATCTTATATATGTTATTTTTGATACCTATTATTAATGACGATTTAGTATTACTTAGTTGGTTAAATAAAAAAATATGTTAAAATAAAAATATATTTATATAATAAAATGAAAAATACAAAAACAAATACAAAAAAAAAATTGATAAGAAAAAAAACTAAAAAACATTTAATATCAAATAACAAAGATATGAACAAATCAAATGATTTAGTCAAACATAAAACAACACAAAGGGATTTTCGAACAATCTTAGCGGGTTATGTTCGTTCAGAAAACTATAATAGTATTCCTGAATGGTTAGAGATGTATAAAAGTGAGTTTCCTGGACCGTTGGATAAGGATACACTCAATTCGTTAGTATCCCATATTCAAAACATAGAATTTAGGGATAAAAAGGAAATGGAACTTTATTTATCAATAGTTCTTAAAGATAATAAACCCGCAGACTACAACGAAACAACATATACTTCTTTTATAAAAGTATATAGTGATATTAGATATATTGATGTGGAGAAAGTAAAGGAGTATTTAAGTTTTATGATGTTAAATGATATTAAAATAAAAAGGAGAACATTGGCTCCCGTTTTGGAGATGTGTCAAACTGTTACAGACCTAACATTCTGTCTTAGTATTTACAATATCTCTAAAATAAGGAACTTAGAACTTTTGGATGAAGATTATATGAATATTCTAAAGGTAATTTGCGAAAAGAAAGATATATTTAATACTATTACCGTTATGGACGATATGACAAGAGTTCATTATATAATCAATCAACAGTGTAAATTAGTTCTTGATACAGTTTTCCCAAAGAATACAGACATAGTTGTTAATTCTGAAGGAAATGTAGAATCGGAGATAGATATTCCTATTAGAAAAATTCCTGAATTTTCTTTCACTGGTAAGGACATAACTGTTTTTAGCGATAAGATTGAAACACACGTTGGAAATATTCACCCAAAAAAGAAAAAGGTTCTACTCTTGTACAAAAAATTCTTAAACAAGAACATCAAAAACTATGATACAGTTATTGACGGAGCAAATGTCGGTTTCTTCAAACAAGGAGCAAATTCCGGAAAGGTTCTTAATTTCCTGCAAATATCTCTCTTTGTAGATAAGGCGATAAGTTTAGGAAGAAAAGTGTTTCTTATTCTTCACGAAAGACATATTAGAAACATTAGTAAGTCAGACTCAGAAATTCTGTCTTATATTAAATCAAAGGTGATACATTTCTTTAGTCCTCAAGGAATGGACGATGATATGTATTGGCTATATGCGTCTATATATAATCCAAAAGCAAAAATTATTACTAATGACGAAATGAGAAATCATATTGTCAATATTTCAGTAGGTGATATGTTTACAGAATGGAAAAAATATAAGGTTATCAAATATAATATTATAAAAGACGAAGTAATGTTACAAATGCCTAGTAAATATATGATTAGACCTGTTATGAAGGGGGGTGATATGATACTTCCATTTACAGATGAAGAGAATAGAATTTCGTGGAAATATTATTCTTATTAAAAAATAAAATATTTTATATGTATATATATGGCAGCTAAAAGAGATTTATATTTAATTAACGAAAAATCAGAAGAATTAGAAACAAAAAGTAGTTTAACAAAAGTAAAAATAAATACTTTACCATTTCATGAACTTAATTTTTTTTCTACACATAATTCAGCAATTAATAAGTGTCAAATTGGTTGTAATTCAAATATGAATGAAATTAAAAGATATTTAAAATTTATAGAATTTTTTCCAATATGTATTGAATTAGATTTAATTTATAATGCTAAAGGGACTTTCGTCGGGCATTTGACCAAGAAGAACATGCCGATAAAAGAAGTTTGCACCAGTATATCAAAAATACTTAAAGAGGCACAAACAACACTTACAAAACGAGACGTTACAAAAGAAATATATCCCCTTGTTATAGTTTTTGATAATTCAACTTTGTATAAAGGAATATTACAAATTACCGAATTGCTTAATAGGACACAAGATCAGAAAGAAAGCCTTGCTAAATATATGAAGAAATTATTAGTAGATTGTAAAACATCTTTTGAAGGTAAAACAGTTGAAGGACCAATAAGCAGTTCAGCACGCCTTAGTGAATTAATGAATAAAGTTTTATTTAGGTTTAAAGATGAAGATAATGAAGCCAATATAACTGAAAATATGGGAGTTTCTAAGGCCATAAATGTAGGTAAAGATATTACGACACAATGCAATACAATAATGAGGGAGCTGGGAAACGAAGCAATAATAAGAACATATCCGCACATGCCTAATAGAACATTTGTAGCGAAAGCGTCAATAAGAAAATTAACTCGTGGTATAATCGGTATTGGTGATAATGGAAATCTGAAACAATTAAACAAAGCTTTTTTACCGCATATTTTTTCACGGACCCATAAAATAAATTTTTTTTCATTTAACTCATACTCTATAGAAGATCCAGACATGCGAAAATTAATAAAAAAATTTGCGACTCTTTATGGAAACACAATACTCGATGCTGAATTAGTAAATATAAGTAATCCAGACGAAACCGAAGAAGTAAACGAAGAAGTAAGCGAAGAAGTAAAAAAAGAATATAATAGAGCACTCGCACAATATAAAATAAGCAATAAACGAAAATTTTTTGAAAAAGTATATAATAATCAGAGTGAAGGTGTGCCTAGTTTTTCTCAGGTCATTAAAGTTATAACAGAAAGTGTTGGAGGCGTAAAGGGGGGATTGTCAACATTTGGTGTAAAAGAAACATTTGCGATAGAAACTGAAACTGGATCAGTAGGAAGTATCCAATCTAATATAGACCAAATAGACCAAATAGACCAAATTGTGGAACAAATACGAGCACAAGATTATAATGGTAAATACGATGGTAAATACGGGGAAATAAATGCTGAATTTGTAAAAGAAACTGATGAAGTAGGATCTGGAGGTTCAGAAGAATTAGTTCAATTCTGGAAGCAATATCGATTTGTAACACGCACTGAAGAAATAGGAAATTCAAAAAAAAGTGTAACGCATTTTAGTGGAGGCAGTAAGAAATATAAGAAAAAGACAAAAAATAAAAAAAAAAAGAAAAAGACAAAAAATAAAAATAAAAAGACAAAAAATAAAAAGACAAAAAATAAAAAGAAAAAGAAAAAGAAAAAGACAAAAAAGAAAAAGAAAAAAATAAATTTATTCTAAATTTTAATACTATATTAAAATATTCATAATATGTAATGGGTTGCTTTAATTTAATCAAAAATTGTTTTAAAAATTTTTTTAGTTGTAAAAAAGAAAATAAAGAAACAACAAATCAACAATTACTTAATGCGGTTTATTATAATGAAATGTATGATAATGATATAGATAATAATGAAGAATATATTTTATATAAGGAAGATAAGAATTTAGATATAATAAATAATGAAAATTCAGATTTAGATATATGTACTGAAAATTTATATGATAATATGTAATTATTTTTTTAAAAAATTGATTTTTATAATAAAATATTATAAAAATAAATGTCTATAGAATGTGCTAAATGTAAAAAAACAAACTCTATAGAATCTAATTTCTGTTGTAGATGCGGAGTTTCACTGAATCAAAAAGTTAAATGTCCGATTTGTTTAGAATTGAAGAAAACAACTATTTTAATGTGTGGACATACAGGTTGCGAGGAATGTTTAGAGAAAGCTTATTCTATTAAAAAAGAATGTTTTATTTGTAGAAAACCTCTAAATAAATGTGAAAAATGTAATTCATTTAGAGTTTTAGATACCCTAGAAAAAAAAGAATGTATGGATTGTAAACATATTACTAAGATTTTAAAAACAGAAGAAAAAAAGAAAATCGTATGTATTGATTGTAAATCGACGAGAATTCTTTATAATAGTGGGGCAGATAATTGGTCTTGTTTAGACTGTTTTAGTAATTTCAGTATTAAAAATAATATTGCTTCTATGGATAATATTTCTGTTACTACTAAGATATGTTCATTATGTTGTTCAAATGATATAGAATATAAGGAATTTGAATATAAATGCCTAAATTGCGGACAAGAAAATACTAAACTTAAACATATTACATTAGAAGAATATTCACGTTTAAAAATTAAAACTAGGGAAGAAGTTAATAAAAAAATAGAAAAACTATATAGTTGTATGGAATGTAAATCTAATAATATTTGTAAGTTAGTAAATTTAAATGATCCATTAGAAGAAATATACTTCTGTAAAGGATGTAATAAATCAAATATTAGAATAATTGAAAATGTGTAAAATATTGTTTACATTAAATATTTTTTTAGTTAAAAATATTGTTAATTTACATTAAATATTTTTTAGTTAAAAATATTGTTAATTTACATTAAATATTTTTTAGTTAAAAATATTGTACATCATAGTCCTATAATTTTTAACTACATTATCGATAGTATCGGAATATGTTTCGGGTTCTTTATTAAATTCTTTAGGAATTTCTATTAAATCTAAATCATTAAAATCCATTTTACTAAATATTGACTCTTCGTCTTTAAAATAAATATTGTGTTTTTTTAATGCGAATATATAAAAACTCTCCATAATTGCGAGTAATTCATTAACACTATTACCATTTTTCCCATAATCAATCATATCTTCTATATTACCTAGTATTAAATCTTTTATTTTATTTATATAATATACAATTACATATATATCCCGTAAATATTTTATCTTATTATTATTATCTTCTGATAAACATCTACTTGGCGAAGGTCCATTGCTTTCAGTTGGGCAATCGTAAGTTTCTTTATCAATTAAGCAAGTTGAACTTGGTTCAGGACTTAAGCACTGCTCATTATCTATATTATCTTTTTCTACTTTATGTATTAAATCCATTTCTTCTTCTTTTAATTTTTGTATTTCTTTAATTATAACACTTATATTATCAGGTGGACAAGGCGCCGGAGCACATTCCTTCTCTACAACTGTATATTTATTATGGTCAAATATATCAGTTGAAGAACCAAAACCTATAAAACCACTGGTTTTTATTGATGATTTAATAGTTCCTATACCATATTTCAATAATTCGTCTGTTAATAGGTTAAAAATATCAATATCGTTATCAAATATATATGATTCATTTACTAAATTCAATATCTTACAATAATTCAATATAACAATAATATTAATTTTATGTAATAGACTTGTTGACATATTATCTTTTGTTTTGGAAACATAATCCCTGAAAAATGGACATAAATTATTAATTTTTTCCACAATAGGACTCTTATATATTAAACAAGTTTCATTTTGATAAATACCTAAATCACCATAAGATTGATAATTCTCATAATAATACATATTTTTTTCCATAAAATCATTAAATATTTTAGCAATATTTTTATCATTTTTTTCTTTTAAATACTCTTTTTTGGTATCGTCATATCTTTCTAAATTAAGTTTATTGTCTAAAGTAGAATTATATGTCATTATAATAGGAACTCTTTTTGTTACATCTATTTCCGGAAATTGCGGATTTAAACTTCTTAATTCTTGTAGTATATCAAATGTTGGATCTATTTTCTTTAATTCTTCTTGTATATGATATGTAAATTTACTATTCTCGTCTAAATTATAATAAATATGTTTTAATCTTAGAAGTTCCTTTCTATCTACATAATTATTTAAAACACCTAAATTACCTCTATACATTAACAAATTATCAGTAATATTATTAAGTATTTTATCTTTTTCGATTCCATATTTATTTAATAATGAACTAATCTTTTCTACTAAGTTAGGATTAATATATTTTTCTTTTACTATATCGGATAATGAAATACCAAATTCTTTATCGTGAAAGTAGGGAATTATTTCAACTTTGAATTTTTTAACAAAATCAGCAGTCGCATTTGGGAAATCTAAAGTTATTTTATCACTCAAATCACCTAAACTAAATAAAGTATTAGTAAACATTACTTCCGTATCTAAATCACTTGGTCCAGGAGAAATATTATCTAAATCACTTGGTCTGGGAGAAATATTATCTAAATCACTAGGGAGGGGTGAAATACTATTTGATTCTGTTAAATTACAATTATATATTTGTTTATTATCATTTACTTTATTATTATTATTATCATTTACAAGTTTCACATTAATATTATGTTGATAAATATTTTTTAATTCCACATTTTTATTTCTATTATACCAAGTTGGAAAAACACCAACGTCTAAAGACCGAAATTCTATAGTATCTTTATATTTAGGTGTAAATACCCATTCCGAGTTTTCTACAAATAAAGATTCCGGATTTTTTTGTTCTCCTACCCAACTATATATAAAACCACCTTCTTTTTTCCATAATTGGAATTTTTCTTTTATTTTATTATAAATTATCTCTAAGTTATTTTCGTCATTAGAAAATCTATTTTCGTCAAACTTATCTGAAATTAATGTAACATTAGACTTTATTAATTTAGGTGGTAAATTTTTGAATACTATTTCGGAATTTTTAGTTAAGGTATATTTGGTAATTTTTTTACAATAATTATTAATTGGTTCTAAATAATATTTATTTGAATTCTGTGTTTTAAATTTCATCTCTAAATCATTAAATTCTATATTTTTTACCTTATTTGTTCTACTATTCTTAAATAATTCATATTGTATTATATTATTCATTTTCTCTAAATTATCTATTTCAATCCCCCACTCTAAATAAGAAGGTTTTAATTTATCCTCTTCGTATATTCGAATAGCTAATCTTAAATTATATCTAGACTTTCTTCCATATAAATCGTTGCTATCTTTATCTCCTTCTAAATTACCAATATATCTAAGTGTTGGAACTGATTGGATAGTATATTCTGCGTCTAAGTTACAACCTAATGTATCTAATTGAATAGTTGAAACACGATTTGCTTTTATATTATCTACATTTACTTCTTCTATAATATTATTTATTTCAATAGGTGAAACAGTTCCGTTATATAAAATAGATTTACTATTTAGTGTTATACTAAAACTAATTTCATTTTCATTGGATATTAATAATTTATTATTGAAAGTATTTAATATAGACGGACAAGGTCCTGGACTGGGACATAAATTTGTTTTTTCTATTATTTCATCATTAACTAATATTTTTTCATTTTCAATATTATCAAAATTAAAATTAACTCTATAATCAATATTTATTATATTATTAACAGAATTTTCTTTATCTAACTTAAATTTACCTTTTAATGTAATATTAGTCTCCCCATCTTTCAATTTAATACCATTATTTATTTTTTGTAATTTATTTCTGTCATCATAAAATATGTCTTCCCAATTCAATCTATATGTTGGGATTTTTGATTCTTTTATTACTAAAAAATTATTTGCTTCATTTCTATTATTTGCTTCATTTCCATTATTTGCTTCATTTCTATTATTTGCTTCATTTCCATTATTTGCTTCATTCCCATTTACTAATTTAATATAAATACTATTCGTTTTATATGGGACTCTATATTCAAATTTATCACTAATTACTAACCTTTCATTATTTATATATAATGCGGTAGGATTAGTAATATTAAAATATAAAATCCAATAAGTTTTTTTCTCTAAATTAATAGTTAAATTTTCTTCCAACTTGTAATATTTCATTTTATAACTAAATGCAACTAACTTTTTACTTATATCTTTATCTTCTGAATAATCATTATTCATAAAAAAATTAGACAATTTTTCATTTTTTTCTTCATCGTCTTCTAATTTATATTTTATAAATAATTCTTTCTTATCTTCTTCTTTTAAATTTATAAATTTATTTTTTTCCAATTTAGTGATTAATTTATCATAAAATAATTCTAAATTATTTTCTACTAAGTTTTCATAATTTTTATCTAATTCTATAGCAATTTCTTTATTATAATTGTAAATATCTATTTTATATTTAACTAACCTTTCTTCGTAATTAAATATTTCATTTATATCAGAAGATGGAGATGGAGTAGATAAATTAATTTTACTATCTCTTTCAGTAATATTATTATCGTCAAAATAATATTGTATATTTGCTTTATCAAAAATTTGGTAGGGATAAATTTCGGAATATTCTCTTATACCGTCTTTTTTATTATTATCACTATTTATTAATGTATCATATGTAAGTTCCATCATTTCCATATCTGATTTAGGTACATTCCATATAATCCAATATATTAATTTATGGTGTTTATTACCTAAACTATCACCTATACCTATACCATTATAATACTCAGTTAATCTATCGTCCCTAAATACTATCGCAATATAATCATTTCTGGTTTTTGGGAAAGAAACAATATTTTTCCATAAAATCTTAGGTCTAGTTTGTAAATAATTATTATTTAAAATTCTTTTATCAATATCAATTTCTCTTTCTTCTCCTAAATAATCACCACTTACTATCATAGGTTTAAATTTATTAAATTCTCCTTCTAATTTTTTAAAATCTTCATTTTGTTTATCTTTATATTCAAAATATAAATAAGAAATATATTCATTATATGTATGTTGATTAAAAAAATTAGTATCTAAATTAATTGTTTCAAAAGTTATTTTTTTTTTATAGTCTTCATTTGAATCATTGTGGAAATATTTAATAACAGATTTATTATTTACAATTTCCTTACTAATATTCAAATAAGTATTTATAAATTCACCAATTTCATTCATATTATTTAAATTACCTAAATATCTATGTCTACTTCTGGAAACGGATTGTCCTTCCTTTATAGCAGGAAATCTTGGAATATCAATAAATAAGGAAGCTATTTGATTTTCTTCTTTATATTCTTCAACTTTTAATCTAATTTTATATTTCAAATTTTCTAAATCACTTTGATTTAAATCTATTTCCCCATTAATATCTTCATATTTTATACCTGTAATATCTAATTTTAAATATAAATCTGTTATATAATGCTCATTAAACTTATTTATAAACTCTTCTAAATAAAAATATGTTGGTTTTTTTTTAATAAAACATTTATTATTATAATCATTTGTGTCTTCTCTAAAATAATTCAGTGGCATACAAGTATTTTCATTTTGCGGAATATCTTTGTAAAAATCAGATTTCATTATTTTATTATCATTAGTTGAATCACGTTGAAACCAATACCGAAGTCTTTCACTATAACTATCTTGTTTTCCATCTTGATTTTTTATTTGATACATTTTTGTACCAATTATTTCTTTATCATTTCCATCTTCAATATCCCTACAACAACCATATAAGAATTCCCTAGATTTCGGACAAGTATCACTATAATAAAATGTTATTAAAATTACTTTCATTTCGGTAATATCTTCGGATTCTATATAATTATTATTATGTTGAAATGAAGGGAGGGGTGTATTATCAAAATGTTCTCTTAAAATAGGTATTTTATTTCTGTTTTTTATAAGTAATAATATAATGAATAAAACTACTACTAATATAATTATTTTTTTATAGTTTTTCATATTATTTTAATACAATATTTTTATTTAAGTTTTTTACTTTTAAGATAACCTAATATGAAATTTAATTCTCTCTTTTATTTTACCACTCCTAAGTTAGTAACTTTAAGTGATGTTCGTGTTGGAGGACTTAATAAATTCTTTCAAACTTGTATTTTTGCTTTTATACTTTATGATTTATGTTTTAATGAATTATATTTAAAAACTGAAACTCCTTCAGGTTATACTACATTTTGGACGGAAACTGGAAATTTAACTAATATACAACAAAATAATATTTCTAATTTTTCTTATTGTAATAATAATAGTTATGATTATGCATATGACGAAGATATATGGGTTTATCGAGATATAGATTGTATTAAACTTCCATATAGTGAAATGTATCATAAAGGTGAATCTGAATTTTTTTTCCTAACTCATTTTACGGAATATCATACTAAAGTATCAACTTGTGATAACGACCTAAAATGTATTGATAGAACTAATAAAGATTACTTCACTATAGGAACAGAAGGTATGATTTTAGCTTTTGACCATTTCTATACCACTTCTTTTGAAGAAGGTAGTAATTTAGGTGTTGATAATATTCCAATAGATACTGTAATTAAAGACCAAAATGATAATGTTTTAAAAAAGTTCAATGCTGGTGAAACAATTAAATTAGAATTATCAGAATGGTTAAAACTTAGTGATATTGATTTAGATAGTTATAACGAAGGTACTCCTATAAGTTATAACCATTCGCTTATAGAAAATCCCTCTTTACCATATCAAAGATTATCAGGAGTGGAGATTATTATAAAGGTGAATTATTATAATATGAGGAGTATATCAGGATATGAAACTTCTACTTGCGAAATAAAATTATATCCTAATTCGGGGTGGGCAAGTAAAGGTTCTTCGGTTACTTATATTAATTATCCGAATATAAGTGATCATAATGATAAATATTATTACGTTGATAGATATAAATATGGAATTAAATTCAAATTTATTATTTCTGGTATGATGGGTATATTTAATATTAATAATGTAATGAATCACTTAGTATCAGGTTTAGTCTTAATAAATACGTCAGCAGTTATAGTATCTATTTTTGTAATTTATTTCTTAGGGAAATTTGGAGAAAAATTTAGAAAAATGAAATATTCCAGCAAAAATATTGATATAGAAGATAATATTACTATGAATACTACAGATTTAAATGATAATAAAACTGATATATACGGAGACGAAGATTATGATAAACTAAATATTGGAATGACTATTGAAGAAACCGCAATATTAAGAAATAGAAAAACATTATTAAAAGATAATAATAATATTGTAAACGTAATGTTAGTTTAGTTTTACAAGAGTTATTTTACAACATTATAAATATTAAGAACAGACCCCGCTATTAATAAAGTTGACCCTATATTAAAATTTGTTCTAATACAATAAGAATATTTATTTTTATCTCTCATTTCTTTCAACATACCACAAGAAATAAAAATTGCTCCACCAGAAAGTAAAGTTGTACTAATAGTATCTAAATTCATTTTTATAATATTATATATTTTTTTATTTAAATAATATAATTTAATTTTATTATCTATATTTAATAAATGCCTAAGAAAAAATTTATTAATAGAAAAGAAATATGTTTATTTGCAAGTGAATTATCTAATTTAATAGGTATAAGTCACTTCAAACCTCCAGCAGTAACATTACTTAGAATATGGGAAAAGAATTTTCCAGACGATTATAGATTACATAAACAATATGTTGTAGACCAATATAAAGAACTTGCTTTAAATGAATCCAGTAAAGAAGTATTTGATAAGTTCAAAGGGAAATTAGAAGGGAAAAAACAAAAAGAGGTATGTGTAAATATGAAGAAATGTATGGAGGCACAAGATGTAAACAGTATGATAAATCAAAGAAGAGAATTATTAAAGGAATGTCAGGAATTGCCGAAAAAAGATAAGGAAAAATTGGAAAAATCTATAATAGAGATGACTAATACTAATTTTGGTATAAAGAATGAAAATAGGAGTATTCATATTTATACGCAATTAACAGGGATTTCTGTAATTAGATTAAATGATTTTTTTAAAAAATCAATTATAAAAAATAAAGATTATACTTGGTTTATAGGAGGTAGAATAGACGGTATATTGGAGAATAGAACTATTATAGAAATTAAAAATAGAATGCATAGATTATTTAATAAGATAAAAGATTATGAGAAAGTCCAAACTTATTGTTATATGTATATATTGGATTCTAAAAAATCAGAGTTAGTAGAAACATATATGAATGGGAGAGTTCCTGAAACAGATATGATAGAAATAAATTATGAGAATGAATTTTGGGAATTTATACTAAATAGAATACTAATTTTTATAGACTATTTTAATACATTTATAGAAAGTAGTGAAATGAAAGAAGAATTATTGGTACAAGGAGTAGACGATTATGAAATGGATTTATATAGTATATAAGAAAAAATTTAATTAAGTCTAAAAATTGTTTTCAAACTGTATTTTTGGGTTACTTTAATACTTCTTAATATAAACAAACCTATAAAAATTAATAATACCCACATTGTTACATTTTCATTATAACTTCCTATTATTATGCCTCCGAAATTTCTATCTTGGATTTTTTGGGTTCTATCTTTATATTCATAATACGCAATACACCCCATTATAACACCCGCCAATGATAATAATAAAGCAAGAATATATTTTTCTTTCATTGAAGAAAATGTTATAATCGTTATACCACCCATAAATAAAATAATAGTATTACGTAACCAAGAAGTTAATACACCTTCGGACGCAATATAAGTTCTATATCTATTTTCGTTTCTAATATCTAATTCTTTTAATTCTTCAGGAGATAATACATTATTAAGTAAATTAATAGAATTTATATTATTTGTATTAATATTATTCATATTTAATTATAGCAGATATTTTTTATAAAATATAAATATTTATTTAATCTGGTTCACCTTCTAAAATATATACTTGAGGTAATTTTTTTATATTTTTCCAAAGAATTAAAGGTCCATTATCAATACCAACATATGTATCTAATGGAAGTGTCGACCATTTCACTTTTTTTTTATTTATAATAACATAATCTTTATTAATTTTTAACCATTTATCATTAATTTTAACATTTAATGTATAAGGTATAGATTTCATATTTTTCTTAAGTATATAACCATCTTGTATTACTCCGTTAAGATTTTTATCTTTTTTAAATTTAACCCATTTAAATTTAAAAAAATCTTCTGGATTATATAATTTATTAAATTTATTACTTGTAATATGAAAAATATAATTTTCCGATAATGATAAAAGTAAAAGTGTTTTATCATTTTTTAATATATCTCCAATAGTTAACCAATATTTTTTAGCATTTTCTATCCAATTTTGGTGACACATACCTTTTTTTTCTAAATTTATTATTTTTTTTAATATTTTTTTATTCCAAGGTATTTCATTACAATCTTGTTTTATTTCAATATTTTTTACTTCTTGATATATTTTTGGAACTATAATTGGTTTAGTTCTCCAAAAATAATTTATAAAAGGACTATATTTTTCATATAATTGATATGGCTCTTTTTCCAAACCTTCATATATTGGTTTTTTTTTATATTTTTTTTTAAATATTTCAGAATCAGATAATTTATTTACAGAAAATAATTTTTTTTTATTTTTTTTTGTTAATTTATTTTTTTTAAATTTACTAAATTCTGGGTGTTCGTATATTTTATATTTATCTAAACATTCTTTTTTTGATATTCTGAATATTGGTAATGTATTATTCATATTTAATTATAGCAGATATTTTTATAAAAATATATATAAAAAATTGATTTTAGAATTTCTATTAAAGTAAAATATAAAATGACTGAAGTTATGAACGATAATCAAAAAAAGAGATATAATTCTATATCTTATCAAAGATTTTATTTGCTTAATATAGAGAAACAACCAGACTTATTTATTTTAAGTATTGCGGGAGCAAGTCTGAATATATATAAAGTGACGGTCAATGAGATAGAGAAAACAATACATTGCGATTGTCCCGACCAAAGAGGGTGGGCGAAGAAATATAATTGTGCATGTAAGCATTGTTGTTTCGTTATGTTTAAAGTTTGTAAAGATACAATTACGGAAACGTCTGATTTCTTTACAAACCTTAAATTTAATGATGAAGATTATGATAAGTTGGGAACTAAACTAATGGAGAAATTTATGTTCTTTAATAGTCACCAATTTCTACATCAAACAGTTGAAGTAGACGAAACAATTGATTTACAATTGCTCGACAAATTCCAACAAATACAAATTGGTGAAGAAGAAAAACCATTTGAACCAACAAAAGAACTTCAAATCGAAGATCAATGTCCTATCTGCTTCGTTCAATTCGAAGAAGAAGAGGAAAAAGTTGGTTGCCCACAATGTAAAAACACAATACATAAGGAATGTATGGAACAATGGTTGAGAAGTGGAAATAAAACATGTGTCTACTGTAGAAGTAATTGCTGGAGTACATACTTTCAAGTAGGTATTGAAGGTGAATATAGGAATTTATTATATTAATTCATTTTTATAAAAAATTGAATATATTTAAATTTTTTTATTTGATAATATATAATATATACAGTATTAGAATTATTCGGCGGTTGAGGGGTGTTGGTTATAGCTTTCATAAAAAAAACTTTAATATAGTTTTTTGTAATAAATTAGAAGAACAAATCGCAAAATCTTATAAATATAATTTTACCGAAACAAGGGTTATTATTGGTGATATAACTAATAAAAAAATTAAAAAAAAAATTCATTTTAATATTTTCAAATTCTAAATTAATCTTTTTTTCTCAGATTCTAAAGCTTCCCAACTATAACGAATTATTTTTTTTTAAATGTATAGTATTTACTTTTAGATAAAATACTATCAAAACGAAATATACTATCCGTCAAAGTCCAACTGAATTTTGGTTCTAATTCATTATATATTTCAATTAATTTAGATATTCCATTTTCAACTAAACACTTTTCAATAAAACATTTTATTTTTTTTTATGAATTCATTACTTTTTTATGAATTCATTACTTTTTTATGAATTCATTACTTTTTTCTTTCTCGAACTATTAATTAATAAAAGTATTTTTCTTAAATAAACTTGTTGGACAACTTTTATTAAATCATTTATTTCTACTTCAACACATTTTAATGAAAAGAATTATAATCAAAATCAAAATTATGACTTTTTTTTGTAAATAATTTTTTAAATTTTGACTTATTTTTTAATTTGCATTTTCTTTTCATATACGGTAATAATAAATCTCCAGTAATAGATTCAAGTATTTTTTCTTGGTTAATATAAATACCTAATAGGTCAGGTCTTGGTTTGACTTTTTTTATAAAAGATTCTAAAATTTTTTTTTTAAATTCGGGAAAATAATAATCTATTTTTTCTTATAAGATTTCAAAACTAGAATTAAATTTATAATCACTCATTTATAATATATATATATATAATAAAATAAATGTCTATAATTAATATTACAAAAAAAGCATTTCCTATAATACATAAACTTTATTTAGAACAAAATAAAAATTATTTAGCGTTTAGTATAAAAAGCGGGGGTTGTAGTGGATTTCAATATAATTTAGAACCGTGTAATTTAGAACCTAATAAATTCGACGAAATTGTTAAAATAAACGACATTAAAATTAAAGTAGACGGAGATAGTATAATGCAATTATTAGGTACTGAAATAGATTGGGAAGATAATTTAATGGGCCAAAGATTTATATTTAAGAATCCTAACGCTGAATTTAGTTGCGGGTGCGGAAAATCTTTCTCATAATTAATTTTTATTTTATAATTTATTTTTATTTTATAATTTATTTTTATATAATTTTATATTTTTATATTTTTATATTTTTATATTTTTATATTTTTATATTTTTATATAATTTTATATTTTATAATTCATTTTATTTTATAATTCATTTTTATATAATTTTATATTTTCATATTTTTATATTTTTATAATTATTTTTATATAGAAAAAAATAAAATCTTTATATAATATATAAAAATGGTTACAAAACGTTCTTTCCAAGTTAGTAATGTTCAAAATGTTGACGGATGCCCAACTAAATTTAGACAAGGTAGATATTTATCTTCGAATCCTAACGGAGCCGCTAAAAAAGCATTTAATGGATTATGTAATTTAAAAAGAATTAAAGGAAAATGTACTTTATTAGTTACTGTTAAAGAAACTACCACAGGTTCCAATAAAAAAGAATTTACTTACAAATTAAATAGAACTAGACTCAGTAAACCACTTGTTATGATGGAAGGAACAGATAAAGAGTTTAGAATTTATTATGAAATCAGTTCTCACTCTACCAAAAACTTACCAAAATGTAAAGCAGGAAGAAGTAGAACTAGAGGACCAATGAAACATAAATCTAGAAGAAGTGGCAAAAAAATGGCTAAAAAAGTTAGCAAAAAAAATAAATCAGTTAAAAAAACTGTAAGAAATAATAAAAATAAAAAAGGAAATAATGTAAGTATGAGAATGAATAATAAGAAAAATGGAAATAATGTAAGTATGAAAATGAATAATAACAAAAGATATTAAATTTATCAATTGTATAATATAAAATTTTGTAAAATATATAATTTTTAAATTATATAGATTATAATATTATTAAATATTATAATGTGTATAAACAAAGAAGTCTCCTTAACAACATTCTTATTTAGTTGGTCTATAGGATTTTTTTTAATTAAAAGAAATATTAATTTAGATAGGTATTACGGATTATTTTTACTAACTTTTTCCAGTATACAAATGACAGATTATTTATTATGGGTATTATATGAAAATAAAAATTTTAATTCAAAATATAATTTAATTATAACTAAATATGTTATTCCAATTATTTTAATGTGTCAAGTATTAGTAGTATATTTTGGAAAAATATTATTTCAAAATAATAATAAGTTTGATAATAAATTATTACCTAAATTAAAAAATAATATATATAAAAATATATATCCTAAAATATTAATTATTTATATTATTATTAGTTTAATTCAATCTTTTAAAAGTAAAAGATTAACAAAAATAGGTGAAAAAAAAAATTTAGATTGGGGGGGATATACTAATAAAAACACTAAATATAGTAAAGTAATATATTTTATATTTGTATTATTTATAATATATCCATTTTTAGATTATATCAAACAATATAAATCTTTACTAATATTTATTATTTCTTTAGTAGTATTACTATTTATATCTTTCGGATATACAGAAAGTGTAGGTAGTTATTGGTGTTGGATTTCTAATGTATTAAGTGTAATATTTTTATTTTCTCCTTATATAGATGGGAAACTATAAAGAAAAAAATTGAAACCAAAATAATAATAAAATTAAAAAGAATTAAAAAGAATTGAAAATGTCACTAGTAGAAAATTACAATAATTTAATAATACCTTTTGTAATAGTATTCTATGAATTACTATTAATTTGGAAAAAAAAAGATAAAAAAGATAATAAAATTTTTATGATATATATAGTTTTACTACAATGTATAATTTATTATATTGTATTGAAACTTATTCTTATGTGTAAACTTCTAGATATAACAATGAAAGAAATTAATATATTATTAAACACTTGTCCTGTGGATGAATACGTATTTACATATTAAAGTCATTCATAAAGATTAGAAACATTATTTACACAATGTAAATAATCAGTCACTACATCTTCGATTATATCAGTATCTTTTACTTTTTTCATTGTTCCATATATACAAGGACTATAATCGCTTATATATAAAGGATTTGTATCTATTATATCTTTCATATTTTTTATAAATTCACCTAATATTTCCTTTGTATGATAAGAAGTTATACAAAAATGAAACCCATTCGGATTTTGAATCACAGTTATATCCCATTTTAATTCTTTTAATTTTTCACTTAACGTATTTATATTAATTAATTTAGACCCCACACCTATTATACTTAATTTAGGGTCGCCATAAATAAATAATTCTTTAATATTTTCTATTTCACTTACTAAATATTCATTTAATTCTATTATATGTTCGTAATTTTTCCTATATCCTTCTTCGCCGTAATACATTAAAGTTGCCCACGCTAAAGCAACAACATTTCCACACCTACTACCCGAAAATGTAGAAGTTGCATATACGCCACCAGACCAATTAGTATCTATATAATATTGATATTTCAATATATCCTTATTCCTATATAAAATACTAGAAGCACCTTTAGGTGTTTGACCGTATTTATGGAAATCCGCAGAGATACTACATACCCCCGGATATGAAAAATCATACCTAATTTCTGAAAAATTTATTAAAAATGAACCTATACACGCATCTAAATGTAAAGGAACATTCTTTCTTAAAGCAATTTCACTTAATTTAGGGACTTGGTCTATTATACCTAAATTATAACTTGGTGTAGAACCTACTATTAATATAGTATTACGATTTATTTTTTTCTCTAAATTCTTTAAATCAAACTTTCCATCATATAAACAAGGTATAGAAACTAATTTTATATTAAAATACTTACATGCCTTATTAAACGCACAATGGACTGTATCCGATACTACTATTTCTGGATTTACAATACCATTTGCTCTACCTAAATCCCTATAAGTTTTACAAGCCATTAAAATACTTTCTGTTCCCCCACTTGTAAAAACACCGCATACATTTTCATCACCATTAAATATTTTTATCATCATAGAAATACATTCATTCTCCATTTTCCTTACTGCTGGATATAAATTAGTATGTAAAGGATTACTCTTATTGAAATATTTAAATAAAGAACCTAACATATCATCTAAATCTTCATTTTTGGAATAGGTCGAACCTGAAACACGACCTTTAGAATATTCTATACTTCTTTTTACTACCATTTGCTTAAAATTATCCTCTATTTCATTTTTTTTTAATCCTAATTTAGGTAATTGATTATAAATACTTAAATCATTAAGTTCTTTTTGAAAATCTTCTTTTATTTTGAAAATAATTTCCTTTCTTTTATATATAATTTTATTACTTATATAAGGTATTTTTTTAACACTTATCCATAATTTTCTTTTAGAATTTCTAAAAATATATAATACAAGTTTGATAATATAAATATAACCAAAAATTTTAACAATTTTATTTGAATCTAAATTTTTATAAAAAGGTAATACTTCATAATTATCATTAAGTAAAAAAGTATAATTATTATAAAGTAAAAAACTTTTTACGTGTGTTAATATTTGTTCCATTACTAATATTATATCATACTCTTTAATATTATTTAATTTTTTCATAATATTTATCATATAATTTTATAGTATCATTAATATCTTTAGTTTTCATATAACCTCTTTTTTTTTTATATTCTATTCGTTTTTCCATTTCTTCGTATCCTTCATCTCCGTCCCAACTTTTATATAAAACAATAACTCTTCCCTTGTGGTTTTTAATACCATAATGTATAATTATTTCATTAGTATCAATAATATAATCAATCTCCCAATAAAGGTTTTTGTTAATATAACGTTTCATATTAATAATAAAAATAAATTTTAATTAAATAAATCAATTTTATATTAATCAACACCTTCTATAATAACTTCTAAATCCATTAAAAATATTTGTTCTTTTCCTGGATATGAATTACTATAAATTGGACCATGATGATAATATTTCTTTATATTTATTCCTCTTTCTGTAATAAATTTGTCAGTTTTAACTAGTAAATCATATTGAATGTATGGATTGTTTCCTTCTTTTTTACCGAATTTACTAACAAAATTAATTACAATTCCATATTCTATTTCTTCTCTTTGTTCCAGATAATTTCTAAGTTGCCATATATTTTCATCTTTAGTATCATTTCCAGAAGATTTAAGTTCCAAAATACACTTTTTTTTAGGTAATTCAATATCAGTCCTTAAAGAATGTCCACTTCCAATATATATTTTATCACCTTTACTATCTATAAAATATGATCCAAAAACTACCTCGCGTAAAGGTTGTAGTTGTAATTCGTTAAGTTCATGAAATAAAATTTCTTGATAAATTCCTTCTTTTAAAAAGGGACCGTGTTGTAACATAATTTTGTCACATATTACTTTTATTATAGTAAGAAAACTTTTTTGCTCTTTGTATTCAGACATTTTATATATTAATTTATTTATCAACTTATTCAATTTTATTTACATTTACTTTACAATAAATGTAAATAAAATTGAATAAGAAATTTCTATATAATTTAATTCAAAATGTTTACTACAGGTACAACAAAAAAATATACACCTCCTTCAGGAGGAGCATCTGCTTCGCAAGAAGTTGACGCGTACGCGGAATGGACTCGCAATAGTGCACCTTCGGGAGCATTTGTGGTTCCTTCCGTGAAAGGCAATCGAGTAGCTTTCGTTGGAAAGATACTATACCCAGAGGGGTTGATTGCGAAACTTACGGGAACTCGTACCGGTCGTCCAGGACGCCATGACAGAAGTGACCGTAGGAAGCGAGGCGTTAAGCTTTGCCACACTTGCGTCGAGAGAACACACTCTTACGCAGGAATTGTCACTCCAGAAGGACTCTGGATGTGTCAACACGAGGTAGGAATGCCGGAAACAGAGCGAAAGATTGCTCCAACACTCAAGAAAGCTTCGAAAGGAGAACCTTGGAATTTGGAGTTAGTCTCGGAAGCTATTCCGCACCCACCTACCGAAGGTGTAGAAAAGGATGGAAATCCTTTACCTCACCAATACATAGAGTTCACAGAGGTTACTTCAGCGGAAGAAGACCATGAACTTTTAAAAGGTGCCCTTCACAAGTACACCCCACTAGTCACCCAATTAGTAAAGCAACTGATTGCGAAAGACGGTATCGTGGAATCACTGGACTTGTTCAAGTCTATTTTGAAGGACGCGCATTACGCGGAACAACTCCTACCTGGAACCATTTGGTTGGAAAAGGTTTTGGAGACAATCCGCGAGAACGCTTCTGGAAAGAAAAACTACTCACACCTCACTGCTGGACTGCAGATGAAGATTGTGGGAGATATTATTCTTTCCTCACGAATCACACCGTGTAAAGATGGAGCAGTCATTACCGACTACCATCAATCTAAACAAGTCCTAGACTTGCTGAAGGAAGCACAAAGTGAAAGTGGTTTGCGTTCCGTCCTTCAGACTAGGATGGATCCTCAGAACTATCAACGCCGAACAACTGCTCCTACAACAGGACAGATTGGAGAAGCTAAGAAAATACTGGGGAACTTCAAGAACACGATTATGACCATTCCAGAGTTAGAAGAACTTGGAAGTGTTGTCCGTGTAAATGAAGAAAGAGAGCAAGAAGAACACGTTGGTGTTTTCGACCAAATGCTTTCTACAAAGAAAGACGGAAGTCAGAGTTCGAGTTACCGAAAAACTCATGACTTTGCGTCTAGGGTAGGATCTTCGGGTCCTACACCTACCACAATGGAACAATTGTACCAATTGATCCAAGACGGCACAATCACCAAACTTGAAGTGGACACTTCAGGATTGAGAACCGTATATGTGGCAAAAACAACCCTGGACCAAGGGTCTCTATGTGTGCCACATTTGTGGTCATTTACAGATGAGAAAACACGGTTCGGGGGAAGACAAGAAATCACCCACCTACAGCATATCAAGACACACCAGCACGACAACTGGATGTTTATCTTGAAAGGTGCGAGTGAATCTTTGAAAAGACTCCAATTCGGGAAAAAAAGCAACTGTTGTTTCCCAGAGTTCTTGTCAACTTCAATCAAAAGGCACTGCGGAAGTGCGTTTGAAGAAGTGAACAGAATTACTCCAATCGAAGTACCGGAAGGTCCTATCGCAATGGGAGTTGGAACAAGTGTGACGAGCACAGACTATTCGGGAAAAGGAAAACTTCTCGGACCAGTCTCTTTCTACATCAACGGTAGTTTGAGAGCAGTCACAATCTCTTGGGGATAGGAAGATAAATCCCCAAGAGAAATTAGATTAGAGGAAAACGAAAGTACTCATCTAAAATAAAATAATTTTTATTTTTTGTCTAATCTGTATTTATAAAATAGTAATAACAATGAAACATTTTTATTTATATAAATTTAAAAGTTTTAAGAAATATATTAATATGTCTAATTTAGTAATAAATCAATTAATAGAGGATGGAGTAGTGGTTATTAAAAATGCCTACGCAAAAGAACAAATAAATAATTTGAAGAATTTTAGTAAAGATATAGAAAATAAAGGTAATGAATTATTATTAGAAAAAACAATTAACCAAAAAACAAAACCACAAATATATAATTATACAACACATTATGATAAAGAAATATGTCATAAAAAAAAATTTTATGAAAATGATAATATACATATAATAGAAATAGTAAAAGGAAGATATGATATGTCTTTAAAAAATTGCGATAAAGATATACACACTAGTATTGAAGAAGTGGTAAATCATTTAATAAAACCAGAAAATAGAAGTTATACATGGGGATTACTAACTTCTTCTGCTAATTCTGTTGACGGACATTGGCACCGTGATACAGTAAATATAAATGGAGACGCGGAAGAAAACGGGGATTATGACGATTCCGTAATGGTCCACCATATGAAACCATTTTATTTCACTGTATTAATTCCTCTAGTCCCCCTAAATAAAGAAAATGGAACTCCTGAATTTATAAGAGGTAGTCATAAACTCACTTATAAAGAATCTATAAATAAAGAACATATTAGAATGAATACGGATTTAGGAGATATAATAATATTCGATGGTAGAATATTTCATAGAGGATGTAAGAATATATCTAAGAAAGAAAGACCGGTATTATATAATATGATACATAGGAATTGGTATATAGAGAATGGGAAGTAAAAAAATAAAAAAATAAAAAAATAAAAAAATAAAAATATAATATATAATTATATGTCAAGTTCAATTCACCAACATAATATAGGAACAATACCAGTTAAATTTGATTCTATTATTTATGATAATGATAATCCTAGATTTCAAACGGAAAGTAATATAATATCACATAAAATGAAAACAGGACAATCCCAAATAAGAAATATAGAAAACTATTATAATAAATATCCAAAAGAAGATATTTATATATTACAAGAAGTACAAGGTGGTCTAGATAATCAAGATAAAATTATTAACTTTGGTGATGATAAATATTATTATTCTTATACTAGAACAGGGCATTTATTTTATACAAACGAAAATGAAAAACCCTATCCCGCTATAAATCACGGTTGTGCCGTATTATTTAATGCTAACAAATATGAATTTATAGATGATATAATTATAGATAATACGAGGACACGCACTTCTAAATTTATATTATTCGCAGATAAATTTAACATATATGCGGCACTGTCATTGCATGGAGAAATTATATCAAATTTTAATAAAAAATTTTATAAAAGATTAACATCTTTTTATGACGGATTAATTAAAGCAATAGAAGAAATAAAAGGTATTGGTAGGTATTATAAAATGAATATTGACTTTATTATTGGAGGAGATTTTAATATAAATCTTTTAAACCCTGATTTTAATCCATTTAATAAAATACCCACGGCATTATTTTATAGTGAAGTAGATAAGTATAAAAAAATAATTAATGATTTTTTAGATTTTCTAAATGTAAATAATATAAATGTTATAGATATCCCAGATGATACAAATTATAATATAGATTCCAAATTTAGCGAAAGAGTTGATTTTATGTTTTTATCAAAATCAATAAATAAAATAACACATATCGATATAGGAGAATTTTATACAGGTAATAAACTAACTTTAGAAGAACTGGAAAAAATATATTTTGAGAACGATTTTGACCATACACATATTAGAATATATTATGATTTAACAGCAGACGCAGGAGCAGGAGCGGGAGCAGGAGCGGGAGCAGGAGCGGGAGCAGGAGCGGGAGCAGGAGCGGGAGCAGGAGCAGGAGCGGGAGCAGGAGCAGGAGCAGGAGCAGGACAAGGAGTAGGATATGGACAAGGAGTAGGATATGGAACAGCATATGGACAAGGAGTAGGATATGGACAAGGAGTAGGATATGGACAAGGAGTAGGATATGGAACAGCATATGGACAAGGAGTAGGATATGGACAAGGAGTAGGATATGGACAAGGAGTAGGATATGGACAAGGAGTAGGATATGGACAAGGAGTAGGATATGGAACAGCATATGGACAAGGAGTAGGATATGGACAAGGAGTAGGATATGGACAAGGAGTAGGATATGGAACAGCATATGGAACAGCATATGGACAAGAAACCGGATATGGAACAGCATATGGACAAGGAGTAGTAGCAAAGAAAATAAACGGAATGGTAGTTTATTCTCATACAAATAATACAAAAAAACAAGGGAAAGGGAAAGTAGAAGTAGAAGGAACTAAAAGAAAAAAGAAAAAAAAAAAAAAAAAAGGAACAAAAAAAAAAAAAAAAAA